TCCTACCACGCCGCGCCGGGAACTGGGTGGGCTGACCTTCTTCGATGTGACCGGCGGCACTTACAATTTCAAGAAGTATCTGGACTATGTGGGTGCAAAGCCGATCCCCGGCTTTCAGCTCCGCTATATGTACTTCATCGACCTCAAGTGCCGCAAACGTCTAACGGTGCCGGAGATTCCATTCTCCCGTATCGACGAGCTGGGAGCCGGTATGTACAAGGGCGAGAAAATCACGCAGGCGGAACGCCATGCAATCAAAACGCCGGAGGGTCATACCGATGGGACGAGCTAAAGATATTGTCCTCAAGGTGATCCCCGGCAGCATCGCCAACCCGTTCATCCGAGCGCATCACTACTCTGGCGGCGTGGTCAATAACTCCAAGCTGCACTTCGGCGTTTTTCTTGACGGTCAGCTCCACGGCGTTATGAGCTACGGCCCCAGCATGAATAAGCAGCAGATCATTGGCTTGGTGGAGGGAACCGGCTGGAATGAGTTTCTGGAGCTCAACCGCATGGCCTTTGACTCTGTGCTGCCGCGCAATTCGGAAAGCCGAGCCATCGCCATGAGCCTGCGGCTGATCCGTAAATACGCACCGCAGGTCAAATGGGTCGTTTCCTTCGCGGACGCCTGCTCCTGCGGCGACGGCACCATCTACCGCGCCGCCAATTTCGTGCTGACAGGAATGAAACCCAACGAGGCCCTTTGCGTCCTGCCGGACGGTACGCGCCTGCACAAAATGGTGTTGTCCTCCAACCCGACAACGCCGCGCAAGGAGCTGGGCGGCAAATGCTACTTTGACTTCACCAACGGGCGCTTCGCATGGAAGGAGTTTCTGGAGGCCAGCGGCTCCAGGCTGCTGGAGGGCTGGCAGCTTCGGTATATCTATTTTATCGACCCCGCTTGCCGGGCCAAGCTGACGGTGCCGGAGATTCCCTTCTCCCGTATTGACGAGCTGGGGGCCGGTATGTACAAGGGCGCGAAAATCACGCAGGCGGAACGCCATGCAATCACCACGCCGGAGTAATCCGGCTTTTATCATGCGCGGATAGGCTAACGGCAGACCGCCCACCAATCCCGGTGGGAACTGGAGGTTCGACACCATCCTCCGCGCTCCATTTTATGAGGTGCTTATGGAACTGTGGCAATTACAGCAGATGCAGGGCTTGCCGTTGGAGGCGAAAATCCTCAAGACGCAGCTCCGTATCCGCGAATGGTACGAGCATTGGGACGGGCAGGTCTATGTCTCCTTTTCAGGCGGCAAGGACAGCACCGTCCTTTTGCATATCGTCCGGGAAATGTACCCGGATGTGCCTGCGGTCTATTCGGATACCGGCCTCGAATTCCCGGAGATACGCGAATTCGTGAAAACCGTCCCTGATGTGACGTGGGTACGCCCGGCCATGTCTTTCCGCAAGATCATCGAAACCCACGGCTATCCCGTGGTCAGCAAGGAGCAGGCGCAATGGATCGAACGCGCCCGGCGCGGCGATCCGAAGGTCATACGCGAGAAGCTATACGGCCTGCGCCCGGATGGCTCGCCGACCCGCTTCTGTACGGCGGCGGGCTGGCGGCACCTGTTCAACGCGCCCTTTCGGATCAGCGCGGAATGCTGCAACGAAATGAAGAAAAAGCCGCTGAAAAAGTACGCCCATGAAACCGGGCGCGTCCCGATCATCGGCACCATGGCCTGCGAAAGCAAGCTGCGCGAGAAGAATTGGCTAAAAACCGGCTGCAATGCCTTTGACGCCAAGCGGCCAACATCCACGCCCATGTCTTTCTGGACGGATGCGGATGTGTGGGCATACCTCAAAAAGTACAACATTCCTTACTGTCCGATTTACGACATGGGCTATGAGCGCACCGGCTGCATCTTCTGTATGTTCGGCGCTCACCTCGACGCCGAGCCGACCCGTTTCCAGCGTTTGCAAAAGACGCACCCCAAGCTGTGGCGGTATTGTATGCGCGATTGGGACGCAGGCGGGCTGGGAATGCGGACGGTCTTGGAGTATATCGGCATCCCCTACGAGAATTTCACCAGAGGAGAAACGCATGGAGATTCAGAAAATCCCTGCTGCCCGGCTCAATGCCGCAGCGTACAATCCGAGGAAAGACCTCAAGCCGGGCGACCGGGAATATGAGAAGCTCAAACGCTCCATTGCCGAATTTGGCTATGTGGAGCCGGTCATTTGGAACCGCCAGACTGGCAATGTGGTCGGCGGCCATCAACGCCTCAAGGTGCTTATCGACCTTGGCCAGCAGGAAATCGACTGCGTTGTGGTCGATCTTGACCTCCAGCGCGAGAAGGCGCTCAATATCGCCCTCAACAAAATCACCGGCGATTGGGACGAAACCAAGCTGGCCTCCCTCATGGCGGAATTTGACGCCGAGGCTTTCGACGTTTCCCTGACCGGCTTTGACGCCGAGGAAGTGGACGCCCTGCTCAACAAATTCTACTCCAAGGAATCCGAGCAGGACGATTTCGACGATGGCGCAGAACGCAAGAAAATCGCCGATGCTGGCGGCCCGGTCACGCAGCCGGGCGATATGTGGCAGCTCGGCGATCATCTGCTGCTTTGCGGCCATGCGGATGATCCCGCTGCCTTCGAGCGACTTTTGGGCGATGCCCACGCACAATGCGCCATCACATCCCCGCCCGCCGATCCGAAGGAATACGCCAAGGACGGCTTGGAGCCGTGGCTCCAGCGGATGGCGACAGCGATCCAGATGATCACGAAATACGCGAGCGTGATCTGCTGGCAAACCGCAGACCTGATGAAAACGGGCAGCCCGTTCATTGAGCCGCTTTCCTTCCACTCTAACAAGCTGTTCGCCGACGCCTCCTTCCGCCCGCTCTGGATCAGGGTCTGGAAAATGACCGGGAATCTGCCCACGGCAACGGCGCTCCAGAATGCCTCCAACAAGCCCACGCCCAGCTTCGATTATGTGGCTGCCTTTGCAGGCGAATCGCCCGAGGCGTACAACGATCAGGAGTATTCATGGGTGTCGGCCTTTGCGGCGCATTCCTTCCAATTCGTAAAGCGACTGACCCGCGAGGAGCGCCGAAAGTGGGGATATGCGGGCGTGTGGGAAATCTCCGCCATGCGCCGGGACAAGGACGGCGAGATGCAGATTCCCGTGGAATTGCCGTGGCGATGCCTCAAGATGCACTCGGACGTGCATGGCGTTGTGGTCGATCCCTTTGCGGGCCTTGGCTCCACGCTCATTGCCTGCGAGCAATCTGGGCGCATTTGCCGGGCCATGGAAAGTGACCCGCTCCATTGCGACCTGATCGTGCGCCGCTGGGAGCAATTTACTGGCGAACAGGCCCGGAAAATTGAAAAATAACTTCAAAAAAGTGCTTGGAAAAGCAGCGAAAAGCCTTGTCTTTCAAGGGTGTCTATGGTAACACTCACTCAGCAAATGACAAGGAGGCACACCCCATGAAGAACATTTTCGCAGAGCTCTACCAGCAGCACATGACCATCAAGGCCCGCTTTGAGGCCGCCAAGGCACAGGGCGACAACGCCGGTATCGAGCAAGCCCGCGCCGACCACCACATCCTTCTGGAAGGCATCGACGCCAAGGGCGCGGACTTCGCCATCCTTTACGGCCTCTATGAGAAGGCCATGGACGCGGGCAACGAGTATATCGACATCTGCGAGGTGTACCAGTACAGCAACGAAGCTGCCCTCATTGCCAACCTCCGCCAGTACGGCATCGCCGCTTTCACCTTCTCCTCTGGTTGGTCGAGCGCGGTTCAGAGCGCATGGGAATTCACCCAGCATGGCTGCGCCCTGCAGGGTATGGTTCAGATCAACACCGGCTATACCAACTTCAACGACGAGCCAGAAAAGCGAGGCGCATTCCTGTTCAAGGTAGAGGAGGTGTAAGCCATGCTGCAGATCGGCAAATATACTCCCGCTCAAAATGGGCGGGATGCGCTTATTCAGCGAGAATTCTATGGGCAGGGCTACATCGTCAAGGATGAGGCGGCCTTTCTCTCGCACCCGGACAAGGTTTGCTATGTGCCGGAGCTATCCGACACGCCCTATACCCACAACGACATTCTGGCCCTGTGCGACGGTCAGGAGGCGCTTGCCCGCCTTTGCTTCGATTGCATCAACTGGCAATCGCCGGATGTATGGGTGGAGGAGCAATTCCTCTTTGACGAATGGGTACGCTGCTCCGATTGCGGGCGCGTCTACGATTACGAGGACAGCGAACGCTGCCCGCATTGCGGAGGGGGTGCGCAGGAATGAATTATGTGGCTGATGCGCTGGAAAACGCTCTCACCGAGCGCCTGAATGAACTACTGGTGGCCCTATCCAAGAACCCGGATGTTACGCCGTCCCATGCAGACAACATGGCGAGGCTCGACGCCTTCCGGGAGCGGCTGGCCGGGAACGCCCCGCTGCTGGAGGCTTTCGAGGAGCTTCTCAGCGACAGGCGCTGCTATTCCGCCGAAGAAAACCGCGTCTGCTATCTCAGCGGCATCCAAGATTTCCGAAATCTGCTGCTGGGGAATTTGCCTTTTTCGCTGGAAAAGAGAGAATAAAGCCTTTCTTTTCATGACGTTTCAGAGTACAGTCCACTCACTTCAAAGCAAGGAGGAGTAGACATGGAATCGAAATTCCCGCTCGGATGCTTAAAAGCCATGGAGACGGTTGTTACAAAGATGTGTGAAAACCCGGACTTTGCCGACTTTGTATGGGCCAGCGTGCAACGCTATTGCAACGCTGATTGGGGCGAAATGGTTGCTGCCGATCATAGGCGCAATAATGCTGCGCTGGTCAATGGCGATGCTCGTATTTTCGCTACCTATACTAACGAATGGCATTCAGACTGGACAATTTGGATCATCACCGAATGGGATCACAGCGCGACCACGGTGCTGTTTCCCAGCGACTACTGAGGAGGTGCGAGTATGAACGATTTCCCGCCGCGCTCGGTGGTCGAGCGCCTGCGCATCCAATACCCTGTGGGTCAGCGCGTTGAGCTGGTTTTCATGAACGACCCTTATACCCGCCTCCGCCCCGGCGATCAGGGGACGGTACTCCATGTGGATGACATCGGCACGGTTCACATCGCATGGGATAATGGCTCCGGCCTTGGAGCCGCCTACGGCGAGGACGTGATCCGCAAGCTGCCGGGCATCGTCAGAGATGGCCGCTGGTATGCGGAAACGGGTAAGAAATGCCCTCGCTGCGGTGGCCCGGTCTATCCATCGGACATCCCGGAGTACACCTATCAATGCTTCGACTGCGACGAGGATTTCTATTCCTTCGAGGTCAAACGGTAAGCATTCCGGCCCGGCATCGGGCCGTTTTTCGTCCCTGCTTCTTTGTCTTTTTTTTGATAAAAAGACCGTGTGAGGCTTGTCTTTCCATGGTGTCTATGGTAACACTCACTCAGCAAATGACAAGGAGGCATCCCACAATGAAGCAGACCATGGCGCAGATCAAGGCTACTTTCGTAACTCTCATGCACGAGAACGGCTTCCAGTATACCGGCAGAACGACCTATGACGGCAGTTTCATCTATGCCCGCGAATGGCGCGAAACCAGCGAGGTGGCATGGTACGGAAAGATGGAATCCACTTTCCGCATCGAGGCGCACGAGAGCTACGGCATCCCGATCATTCACATCTATCGCAATGGCCGCCTGAGCGAGCAGCGCGACTATTCCAGCCCGAAGCGGGCCATGAACGCCATCCGCGAGATCATCCGCTGCGCCGGGTATGCCATGTAAGGAGGACACGACCATGAACGAGCTGCTGAAAAACTGGCTGACCTCCGGCGACAGGCGCGTACTTTGCCTGTCGCTGGCTCGTGAATCCTATTTTCTGCTCCGGGCGGAGAAGCGGCCCGGCTTTGACTATCTCTACTGCCAGCGGCGATTCAGCAAGGAGGGCCTTCTGCGCGGGGACGGCTTCGAGTATGTGGGGATTTACTGCGTGGCGGATGGGCAGGTCTACGACGCCGCCTATGCGCTGATGCACATGGAGGATGCTGACGAAAGCCTCCATACCCGAAGCCGCACAAGCCTGCTTGACCAGCTCAAGCGGGATGTGCGCACCATGGTCGAGCAGCGTGTGGGCAATGATCGGAAAAATCTGACGCTGGATGCGCTCGTTTCCCCGGAGCGGATCAAATCCTTGGAGAATTATCGCAGGCACTATATGCCCGATGATGCGAGGGAAAAGTATCTGGCAGACGGCGAGCTGGAACCTTCCGCATTTTCCTGCCGGTATTCGCCCGAAAACTGGCGGGACGAAAACCTGCTGGACTATATCGCCGACCCGCTCTCCTATGCCGAGGCAGAAACGGAGCGGTATTGGGCGGAGGCGCAGGAAGAAATGCTCCTGCAATTCCTTGAAAACGACGAGCTGGCGGAGGGCTTTCAGGAGCTGATCGACCATCCCGAAAACCCCGTCCATATTGTCCGGCGCATCATGGCGGCCATGAATGCCTCCAGCGCAAAGACCGTCAACGTGACCATTCGCAAGCAGGGCGAGGAATTCAGCTTCAAAACAGAAGCGTCCTGCCTGCGCAGGGATTGCATCAGCACCTATAACTCATGGGACATCGCCGCCGCAGACCGGCGCGTATATGAACAGCGGTTCGGGCGTCATGCGGATTACTCGCCGCAGGAGATCGTGCGGATCACCTATGGCCGGACAACGCTGTATGAATCGTAAGCTGAAACATATCTTCAAGGCTCCGAAAGGGGCCTTTTCTTATACCCACGGAAGGAGGACACCCTTGGGAAATCCGATTCACATGACCAAATATGGCTACGGCGTCGCCTCCTTTGCGCGGGAAGGCGATTTTTTGTTTGACGAAATCGACCTGCCGCTGATCCGGGCGCATACATGGCACCTCGGCAAGCGTGGCTATCCGGCCACCCACATTAACGGTAAAACCAAAGTGCTGCACCGGCTTCTGTTCCCGGATGCGGAGGGTTACGAGGTCGATCATATCAACGGCAATAAGCTGGACAATCGCCGCAGCAACCTCCGCCTGTGTACCCATCAGCAGAACGCCTTCAATCAGGGCCGCCGCCGCACCAACACCAGCGGCTATATCGGCGTGTCGTATGTGCGCGGGCAGGGCTGCTTCGAGGCGTACATCCATCACCATGGCCGCAAGCATCACCTCGGCCTGTTCCCGGACGCCGCCATGGCCGCCCGCACAAGGGATTGTGTCGCCAAGCTGCTGTTCAAGGAATACGCCCGGCTGAACTTCCCCGGAGGGCGCAGACATGGCAAGAAGTAAGAAATACACGCCGTCGCCCTTCATGCTGCCCACGTCCCATTACGATAAGGAGCGGGCGGATCACGCGGTCAATTTCATCCAATCCCTCAAACATACCAAGGGCGTGTGGGCGGGCCAACCCTTCCTGCTGTTCGACTGGCAGGAGAAAATTGTGCGCGACATCTTCGGCACCATTAAGGCCAACGGCTACCGGCAGTTTACCACCGCCTTCGTTGAAATCTGCAAGAAGGCAGGCAAGTCGGAGCTGGCCGCCGCCATCGCGCTGTATATGCTCGCGGGCGACGGCGAGGAAGGCGCGGAAATCTACGGCTGCGCCAATGACCGCCAGCAGGCCAGCATCGTATTCGACGTCGCCAAGGACATGGTGCTTCAATGCCCGGCCCTCCTCAAGCGCATCAAGATCGTGGAGAGCCAGAAGCGCCTTGTGTATCTGCCGACCCGTTCCATCTATCAGGCTCTCTCCTCGGAAGTCGCCTCCAAGTATGGCTACAACGTCCACGCCTGCATTTTCGACGAGCTGCTGGGCCAGCAAAACCGCAAGCTCTACGACGTAATGACCAAGGGCTCTGGCGCGGCCCGAAAGCAGCCCTTGAATTTCGTTATCACTACCGCTGGCAGCGACAAGAACTCCATTTGCTACGAGGTACACGCCAAGGCGATGGACATTCTGGAGGGCCGCAAGACCGACCCGACCTTTTACCCGGTGGTCTATTCCACACCCATGGAGGCGGATTGGACAGACCCGGAGGTCTGGAAGGCGGTCAACCCGTCTCTGGGCAAGACCGTGGACGTGGATTATTACCGGGCCGCCTGCGAGAGCGCGAAGCAAAACCCCGCCGAGGAAATGCAGTTTCGGCAATTCCATCTGTGCCAATGGACAAGCTCCAACACCCGCTGGATGCCCATGGACAAGTGGGACGCCTGCGCTTTTGCCGTTGATCCCGAACGCCTGCGCGGGCGGGTATGCTACGGCGGCCTCGACCTTTCCAGCACCACCGACATCACGGCCTTTGTGCTGGTGTTCCCGCCGACGCCCGGCGACGATGACGGCAAGTATGAAATCCTGCCGTTCTTCTGGCTCCCGGAGGAATCTATCGGGCTGCGTGTCCGGCGTGACCATGTGCCGTATGATGTGTGGGCCAAGCAGGGCCTCGTATTCACCACCGAGGGCAATGTGATTCACTACGGCTATATTGAGGAATTCATTGAGGAGCTGGGTACGAAATACAACATCCGGGAGATTGCCTTTGACCGCTGGGGCGCGGTTCAGATGACGCAGAACCTTGAGGGCCTCGGCTTCACCGTCGTTCCCTTCGGGCAGGGCTATAAGGATATGTCCCCGCCGACGAAGGAATTGATGAAGCTGGTGCTGGAGGGCAAAATCGCCCACGGCGGCCATCCTGTTCTTCGCTGGATGGTGGACAACGTGACCATCCGCTCCGACCCGGCTGGCAATATCAAGGCCGACAAAGAAAAATCCACCGAGAAAATAGACGGCGCTGTCGCAACCATCATGGCTCTGGATCGTGCGATCCGGCATGAGGGCGACGGCGCTTCTGTGTATGACGAGCGCGGGTTGCTGTTCATATAAAAAGCCTGCCCTTTCGAGCAGGCGGAGGAATTACTCCAAGATGATTCCTTGTTTGAGTATGCTGACCCAATTTCGCTTTCCATACAGAAAGCGCACGATGTACACCCGTTTTTCTTCTTCGGATAAGGTATAGAACGCCAGATAGTTGTTTACCTGAACGAAGCGAATGCCCCACGCCTTGAGCACCGGGTCGTCCACCAGCACATTGCGCTCTGGATATTGCGTCAGCGAAGAAATCTTCTCCGTTGCCAAATCCAGCAGGCGGTCAGCGGCATCGGGATTCATGAGCGCTTGGTCAATATAGTCCACCGCTTCATTCAGATCATTCTCAGCTGCGCCGGTGATATGAATTTCGTAATTCATCTTCTTCTGCGGCTCCTTATATCGCTCATGGCCTCTGTAAACGGACGGGTATTGCCACGGCTCACATCATTCAAGCCCTCCTGCAATTTCCCGTACAGCTCAAAGCGTCCCATAAGCTGCTCATACACCTCAATGCTCATGACAGCGAGGTCGCCTTTGCCGTTTTTTGTGATAAACACCGGCTCCGCATAAGCGTGGCAGAAGTTGGAAATCTCATTGTAACCGTTGCGCAGATCTGCGCTGGATTTGATCGTAGGCATCGAATCCCTCCCTTCATAACAAAATTATACCCGAATTTCTTTACCATGTCAACCTCGCAGCATAGATTGGAGGATTTTTCATGAGCGTATTTTCAAAGCTGTTCAAAGCGCGGGACAAGCCTGCGGACAGCCTGAACGGCAGCGGCTATTCTTTCGTGTTCGGCTCTACCGTGGCGGGCAAGGCGGTCAACGAACGCTCGGCCATGCAGATGTCGGCGGTATACGCCTGCGTCCGCATCCTGTCCGAAGCCGTGGCCTCGCTCCCGCTGCACTTCTATCGGTACACCGATACCGGCGGCAAGGAGAAAGCTCTCCAGCACCCGCTGTATGTGCTTCTCCACGACGAGCCGAACCCGGAGATGTCTGCCTTCTCCTTCCGCGAAACGCTGATGACCCATCTGCTCCTGTGGGGCAATGCTTACGCGCAGATCGTGCGCAACGGGCGCGGCGAGGTCATTGCGCTGTATCCGCTCATGCCTGACCGCATGGCTGTGGATCGGGACGCCCGTGGCCGCCTGTATTACGAATACACCCGCGCCGACTCGGACGCCAATACCCTCGGCAAGAAAACCTCGGTGATCCTGTCCCCGGACGAAGTATTCCACGTTCCCGGCCTCGGCTTTGACGGCCTTGTCGGTTATAGTCCCATCGCCATGGCAAAGCAGGCCATCGGCATGGGCCTCGCCTGCGATGAATACGGCGCGTCTTTCTATCAGAACGGCGCACAGCCGGGCGGCGTCTTGGAGCATCCAAATGTGGTCAAAGACCCCAAGCGCGTCCGCGATTCGTGGAACGCAATCTATCAGGGCAGCAAGAATGCACACCGCATCGCCGTGCTGGAGGAAGGCATGACCTATAAGGCCATCACCATCAGCCCGGAGCAGGCGCAATTCCTTGAAACCCGCAAATTCCAGATTGATGAAATCGCCCGCATTTTCCGTGTGCCGCCGCACATGGTCGGCGACCTCGATAAATCGTCCTTCTCGAACATCGAGCAGCAGTCGCTGGAATTCGTGAAGTATTCGCTCTCCCCGTGGATCAGCCGGTGGGAGCAGGCCATCCATCGCTCGCTGCTGCTGCCATCCGAAAAGCCCCGCTATTTTGCCCGATTCAACGTGGAGGGCTTGCTTCGCGGCGATTATCAATCCCGCATGAACGGATACGCTGTGGCCCGCCAAAATGGCTGGATGTCCACCAATGACATCCGCGAGCTGGAAAACCTCGACCACATCCCGGCAGAATTGGGCGGCGACCTGTACCTGATCAACGGCAACATGACCAAACTGGAGGACGCCGGGCTATTTGCAGGCGTCCAGCCTGAACCGAAAAAGGAGGAACCCAAGTGAAGAAATTCTGGAATTGGGCGCGTGATGAGACTACTCCCGACGCCCGGACGCTCTACCTTGAAGGCGCGATTGCCGAGGAGAGCTGGTTCGACGATGACGTGACGCCCGCCGCCTTCAAGGCTGACCTGTTCGCCGGGAAAGGCCCCGTCACCATCTGGATCAACTCGCCGGGCGGCGATTGCGTGGCTGCGGCCCAAATCTACAACATGCTCATGGATTACCCCGGCGACGTGACCGTGAAGATCGACGGCATTGCGGCCTCCGCCGCCTCCGTCATTGCTATGGCCGGAACCCGTGTGCAAATGTCCCCGGTTTCGCTCATGATGATCCACAACCCGCTCACCGTGGCGATGGGCGACAGCGAGGAAATGCGCAAGGCGATCCAGCTTCTGGACGAGGTGAAGGAATCCATTCTCAACGCCTATGAGATCAAGACCGGGCTTTCCCGCGCCCGGCTCTCGCACCTCATGGACGCCGAAACGTGGATGAACGCCAAGAAGGCCATAGAGCTGGGCTTCTGTGATGAAATTATGTTTCAACCCGAAGCCGCACCTGCTGTCCCGGAGGATAGCTTCACCTTCTCCCGCAGGGCTGTCACGAATTGCCTGCTGGACAAGCTGAAAGCCCGCCTCCCGGAACCTACCCCTGAACCCGAACAACCCAAAGTGAAAGTGTCAGACCTCGAAAAGAGGCTGGCACTTTTGAAGTATTAAGGAGGTACTGTATGAATCAGATTCTCGAACTGCGCCAGAAGCGCGCCAAGGCGTGGGACGCCGCCAAAAATTTCCTCGATGCCAAGCGCGGCAATGATGGCCTGATGAGCGCCGAGGATTCCGCTATTTATGACCGCATGGAGGCGGATGTTGTCAATCTCGGCAAGGAGATCGAACGTCTGGAGCGTCAGATGGAGATCGACAATGAGCTGGGCAAGGCTACCAGCCAGCCCTTGACCGAGAAGCCGCAGAAGCCCACCAGCAAGGACAAGACCGGCATCGCCACCGACGAATACCGCTCCGCCTTCTGGACTGCCATGCGCAACAAGTCCGTTGACCACACCATCTATAACGCTCTGCAGGTCGGCACCGACAGCGAGGGCGGCTATCTGGTACCGGACGAGTACCAGCGTACCCTGATCGACGCGCTGCAGGAGCAGAACATCTTCCGCCAGCTCGCCCATGTCATCACTACCAGCTCCGGCGAGCGCAAGATTCCCGTCGTGGCCTCTCACGGCACCGCCGCATGGATCGACGAGGAGAGCCAGTATCCCGAAAGCGACGACGCCTTTGGTCAGGTGTCCATCGGCGCGTACAAGCTGGCGACCATGATTAAGGTGTCCGAGGAACTGCTCAATGACAGCGTCTTTGACGTGCCTGCCTACATCGCCCGCGAGTTTGCCCGTCGCATCGGTGCTGCCGAGGAGGAGGCTTTCTTCACCGGCAACGGTACTGGCAAGCCCACCGGCATCCTCAACGCCACGGGCGGCGCTCAGACCGGCGTGACCGCTGCCAGCGCAACGGCTATCACCATGGACGAGGTGATGGATCTGTTCTATTCGCTCCGCGCTCCCTATCGCCGCAACTCCGTGTTCATTATGAACGATGCGACGGTCAAGGCCCTGCGCAAGCTCAAGAATGGCAACAACGACTATATCTGGCAGCCTTCCGTGCAGGCGGGCCAGCCGGATACGCTGCTCAACCGCCCGGTCTACACCTCGTCCTTCATGCCCACCATTGCCGCCGGTGCCAAGAGCATCCTGTTCGGCGACCTGTCCTACTACTGGGTCGCGGATCGTTCCAACCGCTCCTTCAAGCGCCTCAACGAGCTGTACGCGCCCACGGGTCAGGTTGGCTTCCTGTCCTCCGAGCGCGTGGATGGCAAACTGATTCTGCCGGAAGCTGTCAAGGTACTGGCGCAGAAGGCTTCCGGCACCTGATAACGTACCGCAAGGGGCTGCCTCCGTGGCGGCCCCTTTTGAGGAGGAAACGAGATGAGCGAATGTCCCGGACGAAACTACACCGCCCACGGCGGAAGGGAAACCGTGATTGGCGGAAGGCTTACCTTCCTTCCCGGCGCAGAGGTCGTCGGGCTGGACAAGCTGCTCCCTATGCCCGAGGGCGTGAAGCTGAATGCCTTGCCCGACAGCGAAGCGCCCACCGTTGCCCAGCTTCGAGGCGATTTCAACGCGCTCCTTGGAATGCTCCGCGCAAGCGGTATCATGGCGGCAGGTGATGAAGCGTGATCGTGACCGTTGAAGAACTCAAAATGCACCTGCACGTCCAGCACGATGAAGAAGATTCTCTGATTGAATCTCTTATCAGACAGGCGCAGGCATCCGCCGAAGATATTTGCAGGGTTTCTTTCGCGGATGCCGACGCCCCGGAACCTGTGCGTTTGGCCGTCATTTTGATGGCGTCGCATTATTACGAGCGGCGGGACAATGCCGATAAAGCTGCTTACACCACGATGTACACAGCATTCAGGGCGTTGCTCTCGCCCTATTCAGACCCCGCGAAGATGTTTTGAGAGGTGATACCCTTGCACATTCCGCATCCCGGCCAGCTCCGCCATTTGGTGGAGATCGGCCAGACGGTCAATACCGTCAATGAGAACGGCTACCCCGAAGCCGTGGATCAGGTCATTTGCCGGGTATGGGCTGGTGCCGAGGATGATTCCTCCCGATATTTCTTCTCTGCCGATGCGGAGAACGCCGAGCGTGGATTGGCCTTCATCATCCGTTGGCGCGGCGACATCCGGCCCGGTATGTGGGTCAGATGGAATGGCGAAAAACAGCTCATTACCAAGCAGGGCGAGTTTGATTTCCGCCGCCGCTACATGAAGCTGACTACCGAGGCCGTGAAGGGAGTGCATTAACCATGAAGCTGGTGCAAGACGCTCTCCGGCCCACGGGCATTCCTGCCTTTACGGGCGCATGGAAAGCAACGGCGGAGCATCCCACCGCGCCGGATCAATACCTCGTCTATACGACCATGCGGACGGAGGACGAGCATTGGGATGATGGCGCACTCCAGTATCGGGTCTATATCTACCTGAACCTGTGGAGCATAAGCGACCCCACCGCCGCAATCCGGCTTGTGCGCGAAGCCATGCGCTCCGCTGGCTTTACCATGCAGGACGAAACGGATTCTTACAACGATGATACCCGCCAGACGCTCATTGCGTGGACGTGGGTATGCTGGGAGGCGGTCTGATGCCCATGGAGATCAAGGGCAGCGTCGAGCTAAAGGATGACATCACACAAATGGCCGACCTGCTTCGTACTTCGGGTGGCAATGGCAGCCGCGCCTGCAACTGGATTTTGCAGAATGCGGCCCAGCCCGTCTTGGAGCAAATGCTCCACAACGCCTCCAATGATCCCAAACGCCGCACCGGCAAGCTGCTGCGGTCTATCAAGATCGGACGCGTGGTCAAGAAACGCAAGGGCGGCTATCGCGTCACCGTTGGCGTCCATCGCAAGGACGGCGGCGCGGAATATGCCAATCCCGTGGAATTCGGCCACGGCGGCCCGCATCCGGCTCCGCCGCATCCCTTCGTTCGTCCGGCCTTCGACGCCCGGATCGACGAGGCTTACGAAAAAGTGAAAGAACAACTGCGAACTGCCCTCGACAACCGAGGGCTTTTGTAATGAATGGAGGAAACAGAAATGCCTACGCCCGCTGCTGCGCCCGCCGTATCCTCTACGGTGGGTCTGAAAAACATGGTCATTGCGCCCGTTCTCACCGATACCGAGGAGGCGACCACTTACGGCGATCTCCAGAAGGTGGCCGGTGCCATCGAGGCGACCATTACCCCGGAAAACAACGACCCCGACGTGCAGTATTTCGACGATGTGGAAGGCGACGTGCTGTACCCCGACCCGGAGCTTTCCTTTAAGACCAAGCTGGCCGACCTGCCGCTGGTCATTCAGGAAATGATCTTCTCCAACAAGATCGACGATAACGGCGTCCTGATCCGCACCGCCAGCGACAAGCCCGGCTATTTCGCCGTGGGCTTCATGAGCGAAAAGGCCAACGGCACCTATCGCTACGTCTGGCTGTACAAGGTACGCGCCAAGCCCGCCACCGAAACCTACGCCACCAAGGAAGGCACGTCCATCACCCGCCAGACCGGCGAGATCGAGTGGACGGCGATCAAGCGCACCTCGGACGCCCGCTATCAGGCTGTGGCCGACGAGGGCCAGAACGGCTTCACCACCGCCAAGGCCGCCACGTTCCTTGAGTCGGTGTATACGCCCACCTTTACCGACGCTGCCTGATCCAATCCCGTCACCCGCTGATCCCCTTCGGCGGGTGACTTTCTTCCAATATAAAGAGGAGGCTGTGCCATGATTACATGCACATTGCGTGATAAGAAATACACCATTGACTTTGTTTCGGGCCGCGCCCTGCGCGAGCTGGAACCCGCCGCTCAGATGTACGCCAAGGTGGTGCATCTGTCCGAGCTGGCCGCCAAGGGAGAAGCCATTCCCGATGACGCCAAGTTTACCATTTCCGACGCCATGGACACCATGATCCGCTGGTTCTGCATTCTCTTTCAGGGCCAATTTACGCCGGACGAGGTGCTGGACAATTATCCCGTTGACCGCCTGATGCACGACATCGCGCTGGCGCTCATGGCGGTACAGGCGCAGACCACCGACATCCTTTCCGATTTCCCTACGAAGGCAGCGATGGAAACGACGCCGGATCAGGCGACGGCATCCTGACGCTGCCCGACTATATCTATTCGACCTATAACGCCCTCATGGAATCCGGCTGGCATTTCGATGACATCGACCGGATGGACATGCTGGGCTTTCTTCGTGTCCGGGCATGGAGCGCCCGACGCGAGCAAAAAAAGAAGGAACCCAAGCGGGCCTACATCGACGAGGTGTGGCCTGATTTGAAATAGAGAGGAGCGGCGCAATGAGTGAAGTGCTACGCGACCTTGTTGTGTCGCTATCCTTGGACGGAGACAATTTCTCCCGAAACCTCACGTCCATCAACAAGCAAATCCAAGAGGCGGAGAGCGAATTCCGGCGAGCCGCCGCTGGCGTGGATGACTTCGAGAAATCCGTGCAGGGTACGCAAGCCCAGCTATCCTCGCTCCAGCAAAAGCTCTCCCTCCAGCAGAAGGCCGTCACCCAATACCAAAAGGCGTTGGATGCGGCGGGCAAAAAGCTGGAGAACGCCTATGCCAAGCAGGGCAAGCTCACCGAATCTCTGGAAAAGGCCCGACAGGTCAATGCTGACCTGAAAGGCCGCGTTTCTGACGCCACCAAGCAATATGAGCGATTTGCGCGGGAATTAGGCGAAAGCGACTCCGCGACCATTGCGGCCAAGACCAATCTGGACGCGCTGACCGCCGAATACGCCGAGTCCTCCGCCGAGGTCAAAAAACTGGAAGGCCAGCTCGCCGCCAATACCAAGAGCCTCCAGAACAATGCGGATGCCGTGACCAAGACCCGCACCAATCTGAATCAGGCCGAAGCGGCCATCCGCCAGACCGAGGCGCAGATCAGGAATACCACCAAGCGGCTGGCCCGGATGCAGAGCGCATGGACGAAGGCGGGCGAAACGCTCACCGCCTTTGGCAAGAAGTGCGCCTCCGTCAGCGAGAGCATGGAGAAAACCGGCCAATCCATGACCGCCATGCTCACCACGCCGGTATTGGCCCTCGGTGCAGCGTCCGTCAAGGCGTCCGTGGAATTCGAGAGCGCCTTTGCCTCCGTCCGCAAGACGGTGGACGCCACCGAGGCCGAATATGAAAGCCTGTCCTCCTCGGTCAAGCAAATGAGTACCGAGGTCGCTGCCTCCTCCAGCACCATTGCGGAGGTCATGGCGAACGCGGGCCAGCTCGGCATCCAGAAGGATTACCTCGTGGAATTCACCCGGACAATGATCGACCTCGGCAATTCCACCGATATTGCGGCGGATGAAGCCGCCACGGCCATTGCGCAGTTTGCCAACGTGACCAAGATGGCGCAGGCAGATTTCGGACGCTTCGGCTCCGCGCTGGTAGACTTGGGCAACAACTACGCCACCACCGAATCCGCCATTATGAATATGGCGACCCGCCTTGCCGCCGCCGGCTCGCAGGTGGGACTTTCTCAGGCGCAGATCCTTGGCTTTGCCACCGC